AACTTATCACTAGAATCAAAAAGAAGCATATTAATAGCCGTTCTCATTTGTTCTGTAAAAGCTCCCGTTTGCTGGTTAAGATAAGCCTGTAGTCTAAGGGTCTGTTCGTCAAGCATAATAGAGTGGCTATTATGAGGAATAGTACCAAAGTTTACAGAAACGCTCTTATTTGACTTAACAGGAGACGGAGAACCCGGAGCTATATACGAAGGCATGGTGTACAAACCATATTCTGCCTCTAATTGCTGATAGGTATAGTCTAACTGCAAGTTCGGATCAAAATCAAAGCCGTCAATCTTTAGACCGCTATATTTTTCAAATAAATAGGAGTCTACAAATTCCTGAAATGATCTACCCCCTAATCCTAGAGAGATTAAATCGTATGTTGAAGGATCGTGTATCATAATTAATATTCGTTTTCAAGAGTTATTTTAGGTAGAATAGACTTAACACAATCAGGAACAGGCTGAACTCTATCAGAGAATAGAACACCATCAAATACAACCTCTACAGCAGCATTACTAATGCCCTCTGTGATATTAATATCTCTTCCAGAGAAACCGTAAGGTTTAGCTAAAATAGCTGCGGTAGCTTCATCGCTATCGGCTGAAATTAGAATAGTAGAAGTTGTTAGAGCAGTACCAAGAGTGGCGGCTAAAGTCACATCATAAGTCAAACCACTTGCATCATTGCTATCAACGGCAACGGCTGTAATTTCAGCTCCCTGACCAGTAGTAGCAACAGTAGAAGGAGCAACCATAATAAAATCACCAACAACTGGCTTTACGGTGTAAATGGATGCAAGCTTTACTTTAATAGAGGTAGCTGAATTCGTAGCTACAGCAGCAGCGTACCAAGATTTGATAATTTTGCAAGTTCCACCTGTATGATCTAGGGAGACCATTGTGCCAGAAGGAATGAAAGTCCCCACAGCAGGTAGCGGGGAAAGAATACCACCAGAGGTTGCACTAGGGTTTGTAGACCTCCACGCAGGGAAAGAGCCTCCAAACTTTTTTGAAAGTGAACCGTAAGTGTTACCCATACTTAAAAAATCAATGTTCATAGTTTAAATAGTTTAATTTTTTTTAGGTAGTTTTCCGTTACGCCTTAGAAGTTCTTTGAACTTTTCGTCTTCGGCTTTTCTGTTTTCAGAACTAGGAATTTGAGTGACAGACGGGTGCGCTCCGTTACCATAAAGCTTTTTATACATTTCGTTGTATTTAGATACAATCTTATCTTTAACAGATGTTTCAGTATCGCTTTCAGAAATATCAATTGATGCTTTTACGATTTCCAAAACTGCATCGTTAACAGCACCACCCTCTTTAGCCTTATCGTAAGCTGATTTTAGGATTTGTTCCTTTTTAGCCTTACTCGTCATTTCAGCCTCTTTTTGCTTTTGAGCTTCAAGTTGTTCTTTAATCTCTTTAGCCCATTGAGGCATTTCATCATCCTTTTTTTGTTCTTCTTCTTTTTTTGCAGTAACAGGTTTATAGTTCTTTTTAAACTCGTCAACCTTCGTTGCAACCTCATGCGATAACTGACCTTCCAAAGTCTTTAAGATTTTAACTTGTTTAGAAAAAAAATCTGCATGTTTAGATTCGTCTTCTGGTACTTCTAAAACACCTACAAAATCAGCAATCGTTCTTTCGCTTAGACTGGTTTGTCCTAGTCCTTCATTTAGTTTGGATAAGATTTGTTCTTGTTCCATAATTTTTGTTTAGTTAATAATTATCTAGTTGCGAGAGCGGAAATCGAATCCGCGTCTAAGGGATATGAACCCTAAATGCTACCATTACACCATCTCGCCATATTGCCCAACTCTTTGGGCGGGAATCTTAGTTGAATTGGTGCGAATCAAAGCCTATAAATATAATCCAACTAAAAAAGCCCACAACACAACATTACTATTGCATTACGAGCTTTGATTCGGGTACAAATATAATAATAAGTTTTTTAATATGCAAATTTTGTAAAATGCAATAATTATACCTATAATAAAATATAAATTTTCATAATTCATTTCTAATTACTATCTTTGTACATATTATATAATAGCATGGAAAACGAAGAAACAAAACTAGATAGCGTATTCTCCCAATATGGAATGGAAGTATATTCCTATGACTATATATGCGATTTGCGTAAAAAGAAAGATTCTAGGAAGTTTAATATCATACCTCAAGCTGGTGGGCAAGAGAAAGTGCTGTCGTCTGAAGCTGACTTTATCATAACTGGAGGTGTTCGTGGAGGAGGAAAGAGTGCGTCCTTATTGATGCAAGCTTACGAATATATAGGTAGCCCATATTTTACAGGTTCTATATTTCGTAAAGAGAAGAACGATGCTAAAAGAGCGGGAGGTATTGTAGGAGACAGTAATAACTTCTATAGGATGCTAGGTACATATAACAAGTCGGAAAGCGATATGACTTGGAACTTTGAAGAAGGTGGTAGGCTTAATTTTGACTACTATTCAGATTCAGCTTCCGATTTTAAGGATAGGCATAGGGGACAGCAGTTAGCATACATAGGTATTGACGAGATAACGCAGATGCCATACGAACATTGGAAGTTTTTAATTACGTGTTTGCGTAGCTCACATGGATTAAAGACAAAAATGATTGGTACTTGCAATCCAGATGCTGAAAGTTGGGTGTATCGCTTTATATCTGGAAGGTATTCTCCAACTAAAAATTCAGCAGAGACAAGACCTAAATGGATAGATGAAAGCGGAAGACCTATTCCAGAAATGGACGGTAAAATTCTATACTTCTACATGTGGGGAGAGCGTGAAGACCAAATATACTTTGGAGAAACAAAGGAAGAGGTTTACATGCAAGCGAAAGACGAAATTGATAAAAGGTGGACTAAGGAAATGGAAGAGTTTGGCAACAAACTAGATATGTTTATTTTTAGTGCCACATTCATATATGGTAAACTGATAGAAAATAAGATTCTACTAGATAACGACCCGTCTTATTTTAAGAACCTTAACACATTAACAGAGGAAGAGAAAGCTAGGGACTTAGACGGTATTTGGATGCCAAAAGGAAATGCGGAATCCCTTATTACTCCAAATGAACTTAATGCAATATTTAACAATAATATACAATCATCCGATTATAAATGTATAACGGTAGATGTATCACTAAAAGGCAAGGATGCCTCCGTAATGTACTATTGGGAAGGATTTCACTTACTAGATGCCAAAGCAGTAAGAATGGGTGCTGAATCTCTTAAAGCGGAAATAAGACTGTTTATGGATAAGCACATGGTTCTTGAAGAGGACGTGTGCTATGATGATACTGGTATTGGTACGGGGCTAGAGGAACACTTTATGAATGCTATGCACTTTATTGCCAATACAATGGCATTCGATAAGAAGCAAATTGAGGTTGGTAGTCTAAAGCAATATGTGTCGGCATACGAGAATGTAAAAGCTCAATGTGTGGATATGTGTGCAAAAAGGATAAAATCTTTAGGCTATTCTATAGACCAAAACTTATTATTCTCTAATATAGATGGGAAAATGCTTATAGACCATTTACGTGAGGAATATATTGCATTGGGACGTGATTCTAAGGTAGATAATAAATTTAAAGCAATTACGAAGCCTATGATTATACAAAAGATAGGTCATAGTTCCGACTTTTTTGATGCTTTCTATCTAAGAGAATATATTGAGCTAGTAAAAGGTACTAAAAAAGAAGTTAAAAGAAAAGGTATATATTTTATTTAAAAAGCTATGATTACAATTAACGACATTAGCAACATTAAACCTAAGTTCTACAGAGACCTACCAAATACTGGGTCAAATAGACGGTTTAAAACACAGGTTTATCAAGAAGAATTTCTTTCGGAACTTGATCCTGCCGGGCATAAGATAAACAATCCGATTACATACGAGAACATAATGAAACGTGTTCCCGCAACGGATGCTATGGGTAACGAGATTAAGGACGCAAGCGGAAATGTTGTAATGAATTTAGTGGAAATACCTATTGAGCGTATTTCTGTACCATTACAGCGTGTTATTAAGACAAAAAGAGTGTCTAATATAACCGCAGAACCTACAAAGTTTGCCCATCTTAAACAGAACCCTACAGATGATGAAAAATCAAAGTACGTAGAGCTTAAAAACGGATGGGTTACTAAGAACATGGAAACGTGTAAGTATGAGTTCATTGATAACGTAGAGAGCGTTGGAGATGCAGCCGTTTGCCTTATTATGTATAAGGGTAAGGTATCGTATAAGGTATTTTCTATACTAAATGGAGACAAGCTACATCCCGTATATGACAGGTTTGGAAACATTAAAATATTTGGTAGAGAATATACAAGCTATGATTACGACAAGAAAGAGGACACGCCTTACTTAGATGTTTGGGATGATAGGTATCTATACACATATAAGTATAGCGTTGACAATAATGAAAAATCACTTCCAAACGTAGCTTGGGATGATAAGAACGACTTTGAAGCGTTGCAAACAGAAGAGTTAAAGACGGAAGGATGGGTATTAGTTAGACAGGAAGTACATGGATTTACTAGAGTTCCCATTGAGTATAATAAACGTGATATGGGAGCATGCTGGACGCCAGTACAGGACTTAATAGATAAGTTTGAGTTGGCACTATCACAGCTTGCTGAAAATAACAAGTCTTATGCCTTTAGAATAATGATATTAAAAGGAGGCTTTGAGATTCAGGGTGATTTAAGAGGTCAGGCTAGGGCTATCATGCTTGACGAAAATTCGGATGCCAAATTCTTGGAGAAAGCGGATGCTAGCAATACATTCCAATTACAGTTGGAAACACTTCTTAATCAGATATTTCTTGGTAGCTTTACCGTTGTTCCTCCTGAAATAAATGGAGATACTAGTGGGGTAACAGTTAAGATTTTATATAGCCCCGCACAGGAACAAGGCGTTTCTGATATTAACTTCTATAACAAGTCGCTAGATAACATTCTAAGCTTGTTTAAGGAAGGTTATGGGGTTGAGCAAGGAGATATTATTGGATATAATAAATTGCAGGTAAGGGCGGATATGAGCGTTTACATACCACAAAATGAGTATGAAAAACAGCAATGTATTACTCTTGGCGTGCAAAATGGATATTTATCTAAAGAGACTGCCGCAGAACAAAACTCGTCATTTAGTTCACCTGACGAAAAAGCAAGGCTAGTAAAACAGGATGAATATAACTCGCAACTAGAAGCAAGCTCACAACGAGCGGCACTAGTAGGTACGGTATAACAAGCAAAAAGAGCTATCTTCACAGACGGCTCTTTTTTTTAACAATGAAATATAAATAAAGAAATTGTTCT